GGGAACGCTACTTTGTTTTTACAAAGAGCAAAAAGAAAAATTAGAGAATTAGCTTATGACTTTGATGTTGATGGTTACACAGCTCCAGACTTAACAATTTTAAATGAAACAGTTACTGAGAGTGGTATTGATGAAATGTCTTATCAGCAATCACCAGACAGTAATTTATGGTGCGTTAGAAGCGATGGTGTTTTAGCTTGCCTTACATATCAAAGAGCAGAAAATGTTACTGCTTGGTCAAGACATAAATTAGGCGGTATTGGTCAAGAATGTACTATTACAGTTTCTGATTATGCTAACATAGCAAGTGCAACAAAATTAACATTTACTAAATCCGATGGAACGACTGTAGAATTTAATTCTACAACAGGAACTGCTGGAACAGATGAATTTAAAACTCAAACTGACAATAATACTACAGCTACTAATTTAAAAACTGCAATAAATGCTAACGCTAATTTTACTGCAACAGTATCGAGTGAAGTAGTTACAATTAGAGAAGCCTCACATAAGGCAACTGGATTTTTAAGTTGTAAAAGCAATGATAACGACAGGCTTACAGTTCAAAATGAAAGTGATCCTATTGTTGAAAGTGTAGGTTCTATTGCTGGTGAATTAAATGAAGATGAACTTTGGATTATAGTAAAAAGAGTTGTAAACGGTGCAACCAGAAGATATGTAGAATGTTTTTCTAATTTTGATTTTGATGAAGCAACAGCAACAGACTTTCATTTTTTAGATAGTGGTTTAAGTTATGACGGAACAGCAACTTCATCACTTTCTGGACTAGATCATTTAGAAGGTCAAACTGTTCAAATAATTGCAGATGGTGCTACACACGCTGATAAAATTGTTAGTAGTGGAAGCATATCTTTAGATAGAAGTTCTAAAAAAGTAAAAGTTGGATTAGGTTATAATTCAATTTTACAGACAATGAGAATTGAAGGCGGTTCTGCTGAAGGAACTGGACAAGGAAAAGTTAAAAGAATTTCTAAAGTAGTATTAAGATTATTTAATACAGTTGGTGTTAAATGTGGACCTACATTAACTAACCTTGAAACCGTTCCATTTAGAACAACTTCATCATTATTAAATTCTCCAGTATCAACACTATTAGCTGGAGATAAAACAGTTGAATTTACTGACGATTACAATTCGGATGGATTTATATTTGTAAAACAAGATCAACCTTTACCATTATCTTTACTAGCACTATATCCAACTTTTGTAATCTCAGATGGATAGTGAAATAAAACCTTTTAGAAAAAGTCATGCTGACCAAATAGTAAGTTATGGCATGAACCATAAATTAATGGAGATTGATGCTGGCTATGAAGATAACAGAATTTGTAACTACACTAAGTTTGGCAATGGTTTTACTATGTTTATTAATGGTAAGCCAGTCTATGCAATAGGAATTGTTTTACTTTGGGATGGCGTAGCTGAAGGCTGGGTAATGGCAAATAAAAATGTTTTTGACATAAAATATTTAGCAGCCAAAACTATGAAAGAGTTGACAGACGAAATGTGTAAAAGAAATAAAATAAAAAGATTACAAACATCAGTTAAAGCTGAATTTAAACTAGGTTTAAGATTTGCAACTTGGTTAGGTTTAGAGGTTGAAGGATTAAAAAAGAATTATGGACCAGATGGTTCAGATTATTATCAATTAGCGAGGATTTTTAAATAATGTCATTTATAGGAAGTTTTTTTGGAGGATATGCAGCAAGAGAAACTGGAAGATACAACCAGCAACTATTTAATCAGCAAGCTAGAATAGAAAAAAGAAATGCAGAAATAAAAAAGAAAGTATTTGAAAATGTTGAATTACCAAGATTATTAAAACAACAAGAAAGAAACAAAAGTAATTTATTTGTAAATCTTCTAAAAAGTGGTGTTGATGTAGATAGAGTAGGCGGCACACCTTATTTAGTTATGCTTGAGCAAGGTATTGAAGATGCTTTTGACGTTTCAATTGCAAGATATAATTCAAGAGTAACCTATGAAAATGAAGTTAATAGGTCTTTATTAACAGAAGCTAGAGGTGCTGGAGAACGATTTAAAGGTGATTTAGCATATAGAGTAGGTATTGCAAAGTCTATTGGTCAAGCAGCTGGTCAATCACAATCTGGGAGTTTATTAGGATAATGGCAATTAAAATACAAAGATCAAACAGAAAAGTTGCAGATTTTCAAACAACACCTTTGTCAGCTGCGTCTTTACCAGTATTTCAAATAGCAGCTCAAGTAGAGAGTGGTGTAAAAGGTTTATTAGCACCTATTGAAAAAGCAAGAAAACAAACAAAAGTTCAAGAAGATAAAAATAAATTTAGAATTTTAAGAAACGAAACACTTCCTACAATAAGCAAAGCATTAAGAAAATATTCTAATTCAACAGATATTGGTGAACTACAAAATTTATTTAAAGATTTAGATCCTAAAAATTTTAATAATTTGTTAGATGGTCAAAGCAAAGAAGTTAAAAATTTATTTAATAAATATTTATCTGATACTATAGATAAAAACTATGATGGTATTTATGCAAAAATTATTAGCAATCATACTGAACAATCATATTTAAATGATGAAAACTTTTTAATTGAACAAGATAAAGATTTAGCATCTGACGATCCAAAAACAAGAATTACCGCTTCACTAAACAAAAGTGCTTGGTTTAAAGATCCTAATAATGAAAAGAGATATAGTGTAAAAGCTTGGGATAAATTACAACAAGATAGTGCAATTAGAGAAGTAACTTTTCAATTAGGAAATGAAACAAGAAATAATCCATTCAAGATGTTTGAATTAGGAGAAGAATTGACTGATTTAGTAGGCATAGATACAGCTAAATTAATAAAAGCAAATGCACAAAACGCAATAGTTTCTCAATACATAGATGAAGGAAATTATGAAGATATAAAAGAAAAAGCAACTACAAGAGAACAAGTAGAAAATTTTTCTTATGTTCTAAGATTTCTAAATGTAAATAAAGGTATTGAAGTAGTGA